GGGGGGGGGCGCGATCGAGAACTCGCGCCCTCTTTTAGGGGACCCGCTTCGCTGTAATTTTTATAATTTTACAGAAATAGATGCGTTTTCCTCAGTCCCCAGCCCACGCAGTCCACCTTCCAGCCTCACTGCGTCCTCTCGGTCGGGCACGGCCAGACACAGTCCCCGCCCTCGACATGGCGAGGACGTCCGTCCGTTGACAAACCGCCCACCCATCGGCATGGTCGCAACACTCCGTGGCAGGCTCGGTCGGTTGCTGACTGGGGCGTGGACCAATCTGGGAGGCGACATTAGCGGCGGCCCGGCGCCGTAAGAGGTGGCTGCTCTTGTTCGTGGACGCCATCCGCCTGTATCCGCGGTCTAAACCGACCATCAGACCGTCCAGGGAACCCTCGCCCCATCAACCTCTAGCCATCAGGGAATGGAGCATTGCCTAGCAAGTCCCCGGTCTCCCCGCAGCAGGACCAGCAACTGTTCACGGCGATGCTGGATCCCACGGTCGCGGACGATCCCTACAACTTCGTGATGTTCGCGTTCCCGTGGGGCAAGCCCAACACCCCGCTCGCCCGCCAGACCGGCCCTCGCAAGTGGCAGGCGCGGATCCTGAAGAAGATCGCGGCGCACATCAAGGAGCAGAAGCGGCGCGGGACCTACAGCCTGGATCCCGAGATATTCCGGCACGCGACCGTTTCGGGACGAGGAATTGGGAAATCGGCTCTTCTCGCGTGGCTGGCGCTCTGGCTGATCTCGACCCGCTTCGGCTCGTCGGTCATCATCGCGGCGAACTCTGAAGACCAGTTGAAGAACAAGACCTTCGCCGAGATCGGCAAGTGGCACACGCTGGCGATCAACGAGCATTGGTTCGATCGCAACACGCTGACCATCAAGCCCTCGGCCTGGTTCGAGAGCCTGCTGAAGTCGCAGTTGAAGGTGGACACCACGTACTACTACGTGCAGGGCCAGTTGTGGACGGAAGAGCGGCCCGATGCGTTCGCCGGCGCGCACAACTTCGCGGGCATCATGGTGCTGTTCGACGAAGCGTCCGGTATCCCGTCTCCGATCTGGAAGGTGACGGAGGGCTTCTTCACGGAACCGATCGAAGACCGGTACTGGCTGGTGTTCTCGAACGGGCGGCGCAACACGGGGGCGTTCTTCGAGTGCTTCCACAAGAACCGGGATTTCTGGATCCGGGAGCATATCGACAGCCGTGATGTGGAGGGGACCGATAGCTCCATCTACGCGTCGATCATTCATCAGTACGGTGAGGACAGCGACGAAGCCCGCGTCGAGGTCAAGGGTCAGTTCCCGCGGACTGGCGACCGGCAGTTCATCGGGCGGGAAGTCGTCGATGAAGCCTGCAAACGAGAGTTCGCTCCTGACTACGGAGCGCCATTGGTCATGGGAGTGGACGTCGCACGGTTCGGGGACGATCACAGTGTCGTCTTCTTTCGACGAGGACGGGACGCTCGTTCTCTGCCTTACAAACGGTGGAAAGCTCTCGATACCGTTCAGCTTAGCCAGCGCGTCGCTGAGTTGGCTGATAAGCATCGACCAGACGTGATATTCGTTGACGGTGGAGGCGTCGGAGGTGGCGTCGTCGATCGACTGAAGGAGATGCGCTACCGCGTGATCGAGGTCCAGTTCGGGTCGCGAGCGGATGAACCGGATCGGTATATGCGGAAAAGGGACGAGATCTGGGGCCGGGTCAGGGAGTGGTTGCTGACGGGTTGTCTGCCCGAGGATGGAGATCTGGCCGATGATCTCGTCACGCCCGAATACAAGATCACGCTGAACGGGCAGATCCAGATGGAGAGCAAGGAAGAAATGAAGAAGCGGGGCCATGCCTCACCCGACATCGCTGACGCGCTGGCGCTGACGTTCGCATCGGCTGTGGCGCGTCTTGATGCGCCTGTCTCAAGGAAGCGGGAGCGGATGGCATCCGGTGTGGATTTCTCCGTTTTCGGATGATATTGTCGAAACCACAACGCGATGGGGTTTTCGCATGTCTGGTCTCTTTGGTGGTGGATCGAAAACGCAGCCCAAGCCTCCGGATCCGGTGTCGGTTCCGAAGGAAGCGGATCCCGCGGTTCGGGATGCGCAGAACCGCGAAGCCCGGCGTCGGACGGGGACTGGGATGGCGTCGAACATGCTGTACTCAAGTTCGCAGGGGCCGATGACGGCCTCGACGCTGTTGGGCTGATCCGTGGACACTCGGGCGCGCGACATCATCCGGGACCAGGAACGGCTTCAGGCCGAGCGCTCGAACTTTGAGACGCAGTGGGAGGAAATCGCCGAGCGCGTGATCCCCCGTTCGTCGAAGCTGTTCTATGAGCGGGGGCACCGCGGGCCCGGCGTGCAGGGCGAGAAGAAGACCGAGAAGCAGCTTGATGCGACGGCCGCCGTGGCGCTGGATCGCTATGCCGCGGTCATGGCGTCGCTGCTGACGCCGCGGAACCAGAAGTGGCATCGGGTGCGCTCGTCGAACCCGGATCTGAACCGGGTGCCGCGGGTGCTGCGCTGGTTCGACGCGGTGACGGACCTGATGTTCGCCAAGCGCAATCAGCCGCGCGCCGGCTTCAGCGGCCAGATGAACGAGGTCTACGGGATGGCTGGTGCGTTCGGCACCGGGCCGGTCTACGTGGACTGGGCCGAGCCGACCCCGCAGGACCGCTCCGGTGGTCTGCGATACCGGGCGACCCATCTGTCCGAGATCTACATGCGCGAGAACCACCAGGGCGTGGTCGATGCCGTGCATCGCGTGTTCCAGCCGACCGCCCGTCAGATCGCCTCGATGGTGCGCAGCGGTGTGATCGACCGGATGCCGGATTGCGCGGCTCGGGTCCTGGAGAACAATCCCGACCAGACGTTCCGCATGATCCACTGCATCAAGCCGAACGACGAGTATTCGTATGGGCGGCTCGACTGGCGGGGCAAGCCGTGGGCGTCCTACTACGTGGTCGAGAAGGACCAGCAGGTCGTTGGCGAGGGCGGCTACACGTCGTTCCCGTATGCCATCGGCCGGGCCGTCGTCTCGCCGGGCGAGGTGTACGGGCGTTCCCCGGCGATGACGGTTCTGCCGAACATCAAGGTCGTGAACGCGCAGAAGGAAGTGCATCTGAAGATCGGCCATCGCATGGCGGATCCGGTGCTGCTGGCGCACGACGATGGGGTCGTGGACAACTTCTCGCTTCGGCCGGGGGCGATCAACTACGGCGGTGTGAACGCGCAGGGCCAGCGGCTGGTGCAGCGTCTCGACGACAACGTTGGTCAGTTGCCCCAGATCAAGGACATGATGGAGCAGGAGCGGGCCGTCATCAACGACGCGTTCCTGGTCTCGCTGTTCCAGATCCTGGTCGAGACCCCGCAGATGACCGCGACCGAGGTGCTGGAGCGCACGCGGGAGAAGTCGATGCTGCTGGCGCCGACGATGGGACGTTTCCAGGAAGAGTTCCTGGGCGCGCTGATCGAACGCGAGATGGACATTCTGGCGCGCAAGGGTTTGCTGCCGCCGATCCCGCCCGAGGTCATCGAAGCCGACGCCGAATACGAGATCGTCTACGACAGCCCGCTCAACCGGTCCATGCGAGCCGAAGAGATGAGCGGCTTCATGCGGCTCGCCGAAGTGGCGCTCAACGCCGCGAACGTGACGCAGAACCCCGCGATTATGGACACGCTGAACTTCGACGCGGCGCTGCCCGAGATCGCTGACGGGTTTGCGGTGCCGTCGCGGTGGCTGCGGTCGCCGGAAGAGATCGAAGAGATCCGGTCCCAGCGCAACGAGCAGATGGCTCTCCAGCAGGCGATCGACGCCGCGCCGTCCGTGGCTGCGCTGGCGAAAGTTCAACCGTCACAGGCCGCCCGATGAACCCGCTCGACGCTCAGCGCCAGTATCTGGCGCGCCGTATGCAGGCGTACCGGGACGTGTTCGAGGGCCCGAACGCGAAGATCGTGCTGGCTGATCTGGCGCGGTTCTGCCGCGCGACGGAGAGCACGTTCCACCCCGAGCCCGCCGCCGCGAACCGGCTGGATGGGCGGCGCGAAGTGTGGCTGCGGATCAACGAGCATCTGCATCTCGACGAAAACGAACTTTGGCAGTTGAAGAGAGGGGCCTGACCGATGCCGGTCTACATCCAGGAATATGCCCGCCAGCCGATCGACCGGAACAACCGGCTGCTGCCGGCCGGTGAAGAACCGGCGGTGACGTCCCAGACGGTGGCTGTCAGCGTCTCGTCGGTGCAGTCGAACCCGTTCAACGCCGCGACCGGCTTCGTCCGCGTCCACACCGATGTCGTCTGCTCCATCGCTTTCGGGCCGAACCCCACGGCGACGGCGACCTCAATGCGCATGGCGGCGAACACGACCGAGTTCTTCGGCGTCACGCCCGGCCATCGCGTGGCCGTGATCCAGAACACGTAAGGGATGGGACAATGATCAGCTTCGGCAGCGCAGGCAGCGCAAACACCGCGCGAGAAGTCGCCAACTACATCGAACTGATCCGGCTCGCGAACGACAGCCAGGCAGCGGCTTCGGTTCTGCGCGAGATCGCCGACGGGCTGGACAAGCTCGCCGATTGCGAACGCCAGGTCAACGACCAGATCGCACTCGCCCACGAGGCTCGCGATAACGCTCTCGCCGCCCAGGCCGAGGCAACGCGCATGAAGGCCGAGGCCGATCAGGCGCGGGCCGAGGCCGAGAACGCCATCGTCGCGGTGCGCGATGCTCGGGCGGCAGCCGCTACCGAAGCGGCCGCAGCCCGTGACGAAGTGGCGAAGCGCGAGAAGGCGCTGTCCGACGAAAAGGGCCGACTGGCGGTCTACGAAATGGAAATCGTGGGCCGCGAGAACGCGGTCAAAGTTCGCGAAGAAGCCGTCGCCGCCGCCGAGGTCGATCTGAACGCCAAGGTGGCCGCGCTCGCCGCGCTGGTGAAGGGAGACTGATATGCCTTTCGTGAACGACCGCGCCCT